GCGAGATTGCAGATGTCTACGACTGATGCCATGCGAGATCTCCTATTAAGAAACGAGGAGAGCAGGGGTCAACTGCTCCCCTCGCTTTGGGGCAACTTTGTAACTAGCGAGTCATTTCAACCCAAGTCTTCAGCATCGCGTTTCGCCTTTGGTGACCATTTCTGTTTCACCTTAGGTTCATCCGCCACCTCTGCTACAGCCGCTCCGACAAGAACGACATTCGTGTTTGGTGCGCCGTTGTATTCAAAGACATCGCCTTCTTCGCGAATAGAGTTGTCGATGAAACACTTTGTAACTGCTTTGACTTGTGCCATAAGTGACTCCTTAAATTAAAGAACAGTGAAACCAGACGCGTAGAACTTCTTGCCGTCTTGGATCTCAGTAACAATATCTGCTGTGATTGTTCCAGCAGTCATTGGGCCAGTAGCAACAGTATAAATTGCTCCCAGATAACGCAATCCAAGCGAAGCAATTAGTGGATTCAAACGAACCGCAAATGAGTATCCAGCAACCAAAGTTGCAACAGCAATAGTACCAGCCGTAGCAATTGTGGTTGGAGTTGAAAGAGTATCAGCAGCAGAAACAACAATTGTTGGAGTCAAAGTAGCCGAACCTGCTGCGGTAAACGCAGTTCCAACAGTAAACTGCACATACAAATCTTCGCCTTCGCCAACATCTCGCGCAAGCGAGAGATCAACGACATTGGTTGAATTTGCTGTAGCAGTTACGGCTTGGCCAGTTGCAGTACCAGCCGTTAGTGAACCAGACAATCGGAGAAAATTATCAGTAATCATTTTATTTGTCCTTTCTTAGAGACTTGAATTAGGAAACAACGGATTCTGTGTTGACCAAAGAATCAACCTTACGAAGTGGTACGCCCAGGAACGACAACCAACTGTTTGGTTGACCGAATTGAGTCAGACCTTGGTTGATATTCAACACTGCATTGCTCTTGTCCAACGCAGCCAAAGCCATGCCGCTGTGTACGGTACGGTTCATATAGAACGCGCAACGACCCATTGTCATGTTTGGAATGCGGTAGATAGCGCGAGCCATCAACTTGATGATGTTTGTGGCAGCAGTTGAAGCCTGTGTACCAGTTTGACCAATCAAATCAGAAACATCGATGTTTGGAATACGAACAACATAACGCCAGTCCTTTACAACAAGACCGTTCTTCCATTGGTAACGAGTCGCATACGCTTGCATACGATTTGAAGAGTCATACACGGTTTGCTCGCCGAGATCCTCATGGATCAGACCAGCCTTGGAACCCTTTGGGAATGGGCAATACACGGTATTGTCACCCCAGCAGACCAAGAACACTGAAGTGTTGTCAGAACCAGTACCACCAGCGGTAATAACATTCGCTGCGTTTCCGCCCGACAGACTTGAGTATCGACCAGCCAAACCAAGGAACGACTTTGGTTCAGTGGCTGGGTTGCCATAGAACATTGTGGTCGCTTGGGTTTGGTTCATTGCTTCCAAGAACGCAGTGTCTTCTGACAAACGGAACTGAGCCGTGTTGCCATTCAACATTGCAAGATCCTTGTCAACTTCAGAACGCGCTTCCAACATTCCACACGCTTCGTCAACTTGTGCAGTCGTTGACTTGGTGCTTGGAATGCCTTGGTTCAGTGCGCGCCAGTAAACGGTTGGCAATCCTGTACGGATTACAACACGCTCACCAGTTGGCAAGTTGCCTTCCTTGAAGACAGCGTCATCAAGAATTTCGTTGGTTTGCGACAGAAGTTCTGCGACAACAGGAACGCGACCATCTGGATCTGTTCGTTTCGCCCAATCAGCCAAAGTGAGGTTTGTTGTAGAAAGAGTAGCCATGATTTAGTGTCCTTTTGTTAGAGTTACTGTTTGGAGTACAGCAAGGATGCTTGCGAAGCGAAGTCGCGTGGCTGACCCTTTGCAGAGCCAGCGCCGTTCGTTGCGCCTACAAAAGTATCTTCGCTGAGAGATTTACCTGCCCTAAAGAAGAACCTGATTACTTCAGGATGATTCCCTAGACCAGACTGGTTTAGTAGCGTTTTCAGTTCAGGCGTACCAAAGGTGTCGAGTGCCTTCTTTGCGGTTGACATGTTTTGATCAATGGCATCGCCACCGAACTCTTTGTCAACTTTGGAGGAGTCAATCCAACCTTTGCGGATCGCTTCAAGTTCAGCCATTTGTCGTTCAACCATCTTTGGCCCAACTCGATCCAATACCTTCTGAGCGGACTCTTGGCTTAGATTCAATTCCTTGGCAACTTCCGAGAATGTGGTTATCACCTCGTTGTCGAAGTTACGGCCTTCAGGCGCCTTAAATTCGTACTTTTCAGGAGCGCCATCTTTGACCTCTTCGGTCTTAGTGGTTTCCTTAGTGTCGCCATCGGTACTGCCAGTAGTGGTCGCATCCGCGACTTGCTGGGTCTTGCCAGTCTCCGTGCTAGTGACATCTGCTTTCGCAGATTCTTGGGTGATGACAGCGGCTTCGTTAGTTGTTGTCGGCGCTTCGGTCATCATTGATTCTTGAGTCATTCTGTTCCTTCAGCATTATTGGGTAGAGTTCTGGTGCTACCGAGTGAATCATGTTTAGCATTCTCAATCCACTGTTTCGTGTGCCTTCGTTAAACGCCATCTGCATGGAGTTGTGGTCGAACGACAAACGAAACACGCCAGCCTGATCCAAGAGCCGCCACAGAATTCTGCGACCGCGCTTGTTTCCCATCATCCACTTCACATCCGTTTCCTCGTTCTCTTTGGTCAGTTTGGCGCGCAGGTCTTTGTCAGCCTTGTCGCGTTCCTGACCTTTCAGATCGAGCGGATCGTAATTCGTCACATCAGAACTTTATCAATGTCAAAATTGATATGGGTACCGTCAATACAAAGCGACATAGTTTGCAGCAGCAGTTGTTCCTGTACTCAATACCTTTGTACATCGAATAGGGAGAATTATTGTTGTTGCTCCGTGCCAATTGAATGTGCAGTTGTCACCGTTAGACATTGTCACAACTACGGCGCCAGCGGCGCTGTGCGTAACTAGCAATCCTCTTGTCAACGGAAGAACGGTTGAATCGCTGATCGTTACAGCGGCTGCGTAGTCGTAAGTGTTTGGTGCGCTTGCAAGTGACAGTGATGCTGGGATTGCCATGATTTATTCCTTATTGTGGGCCGTATAAAACGGATGAAAAGTCGTTGCTTTGTTCTACCTTGCTAATTTCCATGTCAGTAATTTGAAGTTCAATGCATGTTTCTTTGCCAATCATTAATTCGTATTCCGTGTTTGATGTGACAATTGCCTTGGCGGTGATCATCATCACGGTGCCAACCTTCGGCATGACGCTAATACCCAACTTCGCAAGTTGATCAGATTCAAGTTTGATGCACAAATCTTCTGGATACTTGGGTTCATCCGTTTCCATTTGACCAGGCATTTCTTCCATCTCTGGCTCGCTTTTCATGTTGATCATTGGCATTGTTTATTCCTTAGACTTGACTTGGTGAAGGTGATGAGTACCCACTGAACTGGTTCATTACATCCATCAAAGCGTTCTGTTGACCGCCACCAGTTGGCGACTGAGCAAGATTCTTTGCGGTGGCTGATTGTTGCTGCATCATCGCAGCCTGTTCCTTGGCAGCCATTGCCTTGTTGCGAGCATCGCGGATCAGGGCAACTTGCTTTCCAGCGACAATCAGGTTCGGATCAACGCCAAGCATGTCGCTATACGATTCCGCCCACTGATCTGAGTCAAACTTGTCCAACACATCTGGCTTCATCTGTGCAATGGCGCCTAGATTGCCGACGAATCGGTCAACGCTGTTGGTTCCAATCGCGCGCTGTGCTTGAGCCAACATGGACACGAACTCGACACTCAAGTCCATTCCTTGCAGTTCTGGTGGCGCTGGAGGAATCATGTTTGCTTTGACCATGTTCTCAAATGTGATGTCGATCAACGGATCAAGTAGTTCGTTGTGGAGACGCTCTAAGACTGGGCCGAGCATCAGCAACTTCTCTTCATGGCGTTCGGCTACCTCCGTAGCAGTCATGCGAGTGTCTGTAGCGTTTGCCAGCATTAGAAACAGGTCTGCATAGAACGCACCGCGTACGCGCTCGCGCACATCCTGTATGTCACCCAGCAAGTGTTGCAGATTGAGGTTGACCTCAAACGCTGTCTTGATTCCCTGACTGCCACCATCAACAAACGAAATCCCGCCAGGAAGCGTCTCCACATCTCGATTCTTCATGCTCGTTGGAACCTGAAGCGGTGGCTTGGTTTGGTAGTCAATGCATTGCGCTTTGCGGAGTTGCTCGTGCTGTAGTTGCTTGATGTCGCCGAGCGCTTCCATGCCTGGCGAGTTGCCGTAGATGTCGCCGCCGCTGACGCTCCAGCGCGGGACAACAGCAGGGAACTTGTTAAATCCGCTCTCGCGCAAGAACTTGCCTTGGTCGCCGCCGACCTCAAAGTAGCAAGACTTGTACGGCATGTTCTTGCTGTCCTTCTTGGTCGTGTCTCGATCCGTGCGCGGCTCAATTGCGTGGATGATTGGTATCCACTGGTCAAGACTGCCGCGATCAAACAGGTTCCGCACCGAGTGCGAGCAGTTCTTGTAACCGAATTCCGTCACGATCTGGGATACAGTCTGCTCAAATTCGCGGTAGAGAGTGGTTACTCGACCTTGATAATCGGTTGCGATAGCGTATTCACCAGTCGTGATTGGGTAATGATGTATGACATTCTTGAAGTCGGGCAAGACAATCGAAACTGCCGTGCCAAATGCTCCAAGTTCCTCATACATCGTGTGCAGGGCGCGGTAAGTATTCGACTTTTGAAATACCAACTGCATTCGTCTTGTGACATCGTCGAGCCATACTTTGACTGGCGCATACGAGTTTAGTTCAGGATCGCCAGTTCCAAGTCGGAACCATTGACGAGCGGGGCTAGTGGCTCCAGCCATCATGCCAGCGCCTAGCGTTCGCAGTGCGCGAGTGCCAGTGTTGTCGTAGATGCTGTTGTGTCGGCGCCATCCTTTGTCGCGATCTTGTCGGAAGTAACGACCATTGCGCGGCAATACGAATGATGTGATTTCCTGCCAATGCGCCCACCATGACGCTCGCTCAGATTGGAGTTGACCCCAACGAGTCAACAACTTCTCGCGCTGTGGAGCGCTTTTGTAACTCTCGTTGTTTGCTGGGTATTGGCTCATCAACTTCCTAAGAGCGTTGACTTGCCAAGTGCAAGAGCGTTTGGATCAACACCAGTCGGGCCAGTCAGCATGGTTCCTGATGCGCCACCCATTGCACTGGCTGACTCCATGATTCCTGCAACATTTGGAGTCTGTCGGTTAGCCTGGTTGATTGCCATCTCAGACTTCTTGCGTTGACCTTGTGCCGCGTTGACTGCTTGCTGTTGTGCTGATTCTTGCTTTGACAATGCATCAGCCTGTTTCTTCTTGGCGTCTTCGCCTGAAGCGATTGAGTAACCAGTTCCAGCAGCAGCAAGACCTAAACCAACTCCCAACAAGATACTTGATATTGCCGCCATTACTTTACTCCTTTGATGTATGTTCGTTCACTCATTTCGTAACCAAGTCTGTTTAGTGTCGTGCCAACTGGCTCTTGTCCTTCAATTACCAAATCGCTCATTGCAATTAGGTTGGCGCCATTATCAAGCGCCCATTTCTCGTAAGTTCTAAGCAACTTGATGGAGGCGATTGTGCCTCTATGCTCTTCGTTGACCCACCACATTATTTCCGCAGCCAACTTTGTTGATGGCGAGTACCACACGCTTGTCATCATCGCAGCCAATATCCCAACAGCCTTGCCATCAACATCGATGACAAAGATAATTCCAGACTCCAACACCGACTTCACGGTGTTGACAATGTCATCCGCACTATGCCTTATCAGCGATAAATGCGGGGCAAACGCAATGAACCTATTTGCCATCTCAACTATCTGATCCAAATCATCAATCGTTGCCTTGCGTATTATGCTCATTAGATTTTCTCTATGGGTACCGTCAGTCGTTTCGCGAGTATGGGTCGTAGTCACTTGCCTTGCCTAGTCGTAGTTTGTTTCGTATTTCTAGTGGCAGTCGCTTTCCAACTGGATATGCGAATGTCAACGCAAGCGCGTCAGCAATGTCAGGCGATGCTCCGCCCTGTAGTCGCTTCTTGATCTCGTCTTTGCTCTCCAGCATCTTGCGGCCTTGCGCGTCAAACCAATAGGTTGGCGTCGATAGTTCCTGGCGCAACATCGGATCGCTTGGAATGGCGCCACCGTTCTCTATCCACTCTTTCATGTTCCACCACATCTCAGTACGCCTGTTCACAAACTGCTGTTCCAGATTCGCCTTGCCACCAAAGTGGACTTCAATTGGGTCGTAGTCCAGTTGTCGCAAGCGATCCAATACACCAGCGCCGCCACCTGCATCGATAAATACAGCGTCAGGCTCCCACAGATCCATCACCATTGCCACCCGCGCTGCAAGTTGCATGTTGTCCAGCCCACGAAACACGACAATGTCGCTTGCTTTCAGACCTTGGCGCCTGATGATCACACTGCGATCATCACCAAACCGTGCTGGATCAACGCCCACAATCTTGGGCGCGCTCTCAAAGTCTTTATCCGCATACTCACGGTTGGCCGCTTCGTTCGCATCTGACAGGCTGATCAACTGATCTTCAGCGCTGGCGTTGAAATCGCACAGGTACTCACGACTGAACGATGTTTCCGTCATGTCGCGCCGCAAGCGCTCGACTTCAGATGGGATCACGGCATCGGTGTCGTAGACCGTGTAGATGGCGGCATGCCAATCAGGAAGTGTCTTCGCCTTGTAGAAAATCTCGCTAAACAAGTTGACGCCGTTCGGTGTGCCTGTGAATATCGCCCAGCCGTTTCGATCTGACAGCGTTGGCTGAATGATGTCTTCCCACACCGTAGGCTTGATCTGTGCCACCTCGTCAATCACAATGCCGTCCAGGCGAACGCCGCGCATCGCGTCAGGATTGTCAGCGCCAAAGATTCTGATCACGCTGGCGTTGTGTCCGAATGTCACGCTTAACTCAGACTCGTTGATAGTAACTGCGCCAGTCCCAATCATCGGCTGCAACTTGTGCTTGATACGGCTCCAGGCAATTGCCTTTGCCTGTTTCAAGAATGGCGCGATGTAAAAGAATAAGCCCATCCCTTTGTCGAAACGCATTGCCTTGTCGAGCAGTTCCATGATCGCCAGTTCCGTCTTCCCTGCGCGGCGATGCAACACAAACACATTGAATCGCTTCAGCGCGTAGTGGCAATTTCTTTGCCATTCGCGTGGCGAGTAATCCACGGCTAGATGGGTGCTGGTCATGTGATCTGCTTGGCATCGGGCTTCCTGCCTGTAATCGCATCGGGCTGCGGAACGCCAGTGACCACGGTCAGGCTGATTCCACCCTGATGTTCCACGGCCGTGCGATCACCGTAACGCTTTGGGTTCAGTTTCATTGCCAACCATTGCAGGGTAGATACCTGATTGCGGATGTGGTTCACGCTGGCAGAGTCGAGCGCGCCAGTCACAGGGTTGCGTTCAGGCTCGGATTCAGACTTTTCCACCATTTTTTCAAGCCAAACATGCGCCTGTAAAGAACGCGCGCGCGCGCACTTGCCTTCAAACTCTTCGTTGCTATCCATCCACCTTAATATCGTAGACATTGAAGGCATGTCTGGATCCTTGCAAATGCTCCGCATTGACTCGCCTAAAGCCAACCGATGGCAGTAATCATCAACCACCTGATCGTTGTACTTAGTAATTTGACCTGGCTTCTTTGGCTTCTTAACCATCAATCACCCTATATTCGTGCGGCGCCTGACCGCGAATCAAGTACTTGCACACCTTTTGAACGGTAGAACGCCCAATTCCAAGCATTGCGCTGATCTTGCGGTATCCGTATCCGTGCGTTTCATGCATAATTCTGATTTTATCCACTGTTTGCTCTGAGTGTCGAGCGCGCTGGTGCGTTGCACCAATGCGGTATCCATGCTCGTTTAGTGCCACTTTGATTCTGCTCATGTAAGAAGATGTTACATATTTTCATTACATAATGTCAACACTTATGCATTGTCAATCAAACTTGGTTGTCTTGCACTCCCACCAAAAATGAACCATTGAGGCGCGGCCGTCAAAGTAAAGAGGGCAATGGTCTGGCGTGAAGAACGATTCCGTGCTGCAAGCCAAGCAAACAAAGATCAAGTCTTGTGGTCGATATCCGTAGTTGTAGAGTTGCGATCTGATCCGCGTGAAGTTGCCACCATTCAGGCACCCTGAGTCTAAGACGATCAACTTGTGGTAGGGGTCAAGTTTGTTTGGATGCAACACCACCTCAAATTCGTTCTTGTAGGGAATGTCCACTGGCTCAATTGGCATCGGCTCGCCTGTCTGGGTTAATCGATGCGCCAGCACCTGAGCGAACAGTCCTGAGTACTCGTAACTCAGTTGCAAGATTGCGATCTTCTGATCACCGTTTAGCCACTTTGATCTGCGGATCGAGTCGGCGACATTGTCAATCAATTTCAGTTCCCAATTCTGTCCAATCAGTAGTGAATCCATGTCATGCTCCATTCTGCTAAATGCGATTTAAGCGATTCTTTACTTTGGTAATACCTACAGACCAATTCACGCCACGAACGCCGTGGCTGTCATCTAATGCGATTCTGTGACCTGTATCGGATCAAGATACCGTCCACCGTTGAGCCAAGTGCATGGGTGGGCGATGTATTGCGGGTCTTTCAGTTGGCACTCTTTGGCGAACAATCTGACGCGCTCGCACAACACCTCAATGCCAGCGCTGGGTTCGTCTTGATCGTATTCGTCGCTGTATGCGATCTCGGTTGCCACCTTGCGGATCAGAGCGAACGCCTTCTTCTTGCCGACCTTGCGCGGGAACAGTTCCCACACTCGCTCGCAGTCTTGGTCGCTGATGCTGCTTGAGGGCTTTCTTTTGCGGTCACATTCTGGCTCGACGGCAACGCCGTTGAGCGTATGTTTTAATTCTTTAAATTTGCTTTGGTTATTGCTATCGCTTTGGCTATCGCTATCGCTATCGCTATCGATGGCATCGTTCTGCAATGCATCCGCAATGCGTCCGCATTGCATCGGCATTGCATCTGCATTGCGTCCGCATTGCTCAGGATGCCATCTAGCCATAGCGGCAAGACGCGCTAATTCTGACTTCTTGTCATCCCTGCAAATGGCGTTAATCCTGATTTCTTCGCATCTTATGTTGCGGATCAAACCATCCTCGCACACCTTAAATTTGGGTTTGATGAGATCCCAATGCTTTGATGTGCCTGGGGCGATGCTGTTTAACACATCTTGGTTGGCGTTTAGACCGCCTCCGGTGTATTGCTCGCACAAAAGATACAGATACGCCAGCGCCGCCTCGGCTGGCCACCCTCTTGTTGACCATGCAAACCGTTGAAAGAAGAACGGCATATAGCCTAGCGTCTTATGTTTGTTGTCTGACAGGCTTGTGTTTATGTTTTTTTTGTTGTTCATGTTCAATACCTTGATACTGGCCATCGAATTCGTTTGCGTTCTAATTCTTGCATTTTTTCTCTTCTTTTACCGTCTGGCGCAATAGGAAAAAAATCATCAAGAAGATGACCAAATTTACTTAAACCATTTCTTATATTGTCAAGTCTGTGATGTTCTGTCATCAATCCGTTTGCTTCCCAAGCACTTGAAAGAATAATTATGTACGCCCCCAACTCTTCCAAACTCATTTCATTTGCCATTCTAAGAATTATGCCAGGGTAAAGTTGAAAGTGCATTGCACGGTGATTATATGTTAAATCAACTTTTATTTTTCGCTTTACATGTAATGGAGTTTTGCATATTTCCTCAATATATTCTGATTTGTGAATTCCGACCATTGAACTCTTACCAATATTGCAATCAAAGCAAGATGTAATAAGATTTGATGGATCAGTAATTCCTCCATTTGAAACAGGGTTTATATGATCAATTTGAAGACGAGTTTCTGTTGCTTTTCTTCCGCAATATTGACAGGTAAATTTATCTCTGTTAAAAATACGAAATCGTATTCTTGCTGTCACATTACTGTTTGTAAGACTACGCTTTGTAGGTTTTATTCGTATACTCACGCTATCTCCTCTGCGGGTTCAATCCGCTAATGGGGCTAGAAACGGCTCAGGCTACACACCTGGGCTGTTTCGCTTTCTAGTCTAACTTGCTGACCTTCCCACTGCAATAAGTATCGTCAATCACAATCGGATAATGCCTAAGACAGCACCGCGCCTCGTCTTTAATCCACTTTGGCGTTCCCTTGACGATCAGCAACTTGTACAAAAATTCGCGTGTCATTTTGAGGGAGTTAACCTCTTCGTGTGGAAGTGTCACTTCTTCACCTTCATCGACTCTTCAACCAAACTGCGAACCTCGGCAATCCACAGAATTCTGTCGTCAGGTGACGCATATGTTTCCGTGCGTTCCCTGAGCGACTTACCTGACGCGGTGCTGGCG